GGACTACATCAGTATCAACATCAGTTAGTACAAGTACATCGTGGACTACTTCATGGACTACAGCAGTTAGTACAAGTACAAGTTGGTCAACTTCTGTAAGTACAAGTACTTCATGGACTACTTCAGTTACAACTTCAAGAAGTACAAGTACAAGTTGGACTACTTCATGGACTACCGCAGTTAGTACAGGTACAAGTTGGACAACTGCTGTAAGTACAAGCACATCGTGGACTACTTCTGTTACGACTTCGAGAAGTACAAGTACTTCATGGACTACTTCGTGGTCTACTTCTGTAAGTACAAGTACTTCTTGGACCACAGCAGTTAGTACGAGTACTTCATGGACTACCTCCGTTACAACTTCAGTTAGTACAAGTACTTCATGGACTACTTCATGGACTACCGCAGTTAGTACAAGTACAAGTTGGTCAACTTCTGTAAGTACAAGTACTTCTTGGACTACATCAGTTACAACTTCAAGAAGTACTTCGACTTCATGGACTACTTCATGGACTACAGCAGTAAGTACAAGTACATCGTGGACTACATCAGTATCAACATCAGTTAGTACAAGTACAAGTTGGACTACTTCATGGAATACAGCAGTAAGTACAAGTACTTCATGGTCTACTTCTGTAAGCACAAGTACTTCATGGACTACATCAGTTACAACTTCAAGAAGTACTTCAACTACTTGGACTACTTCATGGTCAACTTCTGTAAGTACAAGTACATCGTGGACTACATCAGTATCAACATCAGTTAGTACAAGTACATCGTGGACTACTTCATGGACTACAGCAGTAAGTACAGGTACAAGTTGGACGACTTCAGTTAGTACAAGTACAAGTTGGACTACATCAGTTACAACTTCAAGAAGTACTTCAACTACTTGGACTACTTCATGGTCTACTTCTGTAAGTACAAGTACTTCTTGGACTACCTCTGTATCAACTTCTGTAAGTACTTCGACTTCATGGACTACTTCATGGTCTACTTCTGTAAGCACAGGTACAAGTTGGTCAACTTCTGTAAGCACAAGTACTTCGTGGACTACTTCTGTTACGACTTCGAGAAGTACAAGTACAAGTTGGACTACTTCATGGTCAACTTCTGTTAGCACTTCGACTTCGTGGACAACTTCTGTATCAACATCAGTTAGTACAAGTACATCGTGGACTACTTCATGGACTACAGCAGTAAGTACAGGTACATCATGGTCAACTTCCGTAAGCACAAGTACTTCGTGGACTACTTCTGTTACGACTTCGAGAAGTACAAGTACAAGTTGGACTACTTCATGGTCAACTTCTGTAAGTACAAGTACTTCGTGGACTACTTCAGTTACAACTTCAAGAAGTACAAGTACTTCATGGACTACTTCGTGGACTACGGCAGTAAGTACAGGTACATCGTGGTCAACTTCAGTTAGTACAAGTACTTCATGGACTACTTCAGTTACAACTTCAAGAAGTACGTCGACTACTTGGACTACTTCATGGACTACTTCTGTAAGTACAAGTACATCGTGGTCCACTTCTGTAAGTACTAGTACTTCATGGACTACTTCCGTTACAACTTCAGTAAGTACAAGTACTTCATGGACTACTTCGTGGACTACGGCAGTAAGTACAGGTACATCGTGGTCAACTTCAGTTAGTACAAGTACTTCATGGACTACTTCAGTTACGACTTCGAGAAGTACAAGTACTTCATGGACTACTTCGTGGTCAACTTCTGTTAGCACTTCGACTTCGTGGACTACTTCAGTATCAACATCAGTTAGTACAAGTACAAGTTGGACTACGTCATGGACCACAGCAGTAAGTACAGGTACAAGTTGGTCAACTTCTGTAAGTACAAGTACAAGTTGGACTACATCAGTTACAACTTCAAGAAGTACAAGTACTTCATGGACTACTTCATGGTCAACTTCTGTAAGTACAAGTACATCGTGGACAACTGCTGTAAGTACAAGTACTTCGTGGACTACATCAGTATCAACATCAGTTAGTACAAGTACATCATGGACCACTTCATGGACCACAGCAGTAAGTACAGGTACAAGTTGGTCAACTTCTGTAAGTACAAGTACAAGTTGGACTACATCAGTTACAACTTCAAGAAGTACTTCAACTACTTGGACTACTTCGTGGTCAACTTCTGTAAGTACAAGTACTTCGTGGACTACTTCAGTATCAACATCAGTTAGTACAAGTACTTCATGGACTACTTCGTGGACTACAGCAGTAAGTACAGGTACTTCATGGTCAACTTCTGTAAGTACAAGCACAAGTTGGACTACATCAGTTACAACTTCAAGAAGTACAAGTACAAGTTGGACTACTTCATGGACTACGTCTGTTAGCACTTCAACTTCATGGTCAACTTCTGTATCAACATCAGTTAGTACAAGTACTTCATGGACTACTTCATGGTCTACTTCTGTAAGTACAAGTACATCGTGGTCGACTTCTGTAAGTACAAGCACAAGTTGGACCACATCAGTTACAACTTCAAGAAGTACAAGTACTTCATGGACTACTTCATGGAATACTTCTGTAAGTACAAGTACTTCATGGTCAACTTCAGTTAGTACAAGTACTTCATGGACTACCTCCGTTACAACTTCAGTAAGTACAAGTACTTCATGGACTACTTCGTGGACTACAGCAGTAAGTACAGGTACATCGTGGTCAACTTCAGTTAGTACAAGTACAAGTTGGACTACATCAGTTACAACTTCAAGAAGTACTTCGACTACTTGGACTACTTCGTGGTCAACTTCTGTAAGTACAAGTACAAGTTGGACAACTGCTGTAAGTACAAGCACATCGTGGACCACTTCTGTATCAACTTCTGTAAGTACAAGTACTTCATGGTCTACTTCTGTAAGTACAAGTACTTCTTGGTCTACTTCTGTAAGTACTAGTACTTCATGGACTACCTCCGTTACAACTTCAGTAAGTACTAGTACTTCATGGACTACTTCGTGGACTACAGCAGTAAGTACAGGTACAAGTTGGACGACCTCTGTAAGTACAAGCACAAGTTGGACTACCTCCGTTACAACTTCAGTAAGTACAAGTACATCATGGACTACTTCATGGAATACTTCTGTAAGTACAAGTACAAGTTGGACAACTGCTGTTAGCACTTCAACTTCATGGACTACATCAGTTACAACTTCTGTAAGTACAAGTACTTCATGGACTACTTCATGGTCTACTTCTGTAAGTACAGGTACTTCATGGTCAACTTCTGTAAGTACAAGTACTTCATGGACTACCTCCGTTACAACTTCAGTAAGTACAAGTACTTCATGGACTACTTCGTGGTCCACTTCTGTAAGTACAGGTACTTCATGGTCAACGTCAGTAAGTACAAGTACAAGTTGGTCTACATCAGTTAGTACATCAACATCGTGGACCACTTCATGGACTACATCTGTTAGTACTAGTACTTCATGGTCGACTTCAGTTAGTACAAGTACTTCGTGGACTACTTCTGTTACGACTTCGAGAAGTACAAGTACTTCATGGACTACTTCGTGGTCTACTTCTGTAAGTACAAGTACTTCATGGACTACTTCAGTAAGTACATCCACATCATGGACTACTTCATGGACTACTTCTGTAAGTACAAATACAAGTTGGACAACTAGTATAGAAACTTCATTTTATATCGTATAATTTTTAAGGTTAGTTAAATAGTGTATCTTAATTAAGCTTATGGATTATTTAGAAGAGTATAAAAAAATTTTTAATAATGGAAGATTTATCAGACACGGAAAAAAAATTACATTAAATGATTTTCCTATATTTGATGGTTCTGGAATTAAATTATTATTAGATAAAATTTTATTAGAGTTAAAAGATAAAAAATCAGTAACTTTGTTAGATTACGGGTGCGGATCATCATCTATATGGCACGAATCAATAATAGGTCAAAAAAGGCAAAATTTATTTGAAATTCTCGGGCCCAAAATTCAATCGTTTCATAGATATGATCCTAGAAATGAAGCATTTTCTAAAAAATTAAATTCAAAATTTGATATTATAATTTGTTCTAATGTATTAGAATTTTTTTCAAAAATTGAAATATCAAAAATTCTAAAAGAGTTACAAGATTTTTCCAATGAAAGTACTCACATCTTTTATACAATTAACACAGGGCCATCTAAGAATTTTTTCTTAAATGGCACAAATATGCATGTAACTCAAGAGTCGGCCGACTTTTGGATAAACATGCTAAAAGAATTTAATAATTGTAAAATATCCGTAGCAGTTGATAAAAAATTTTTAATTTAACCAAAAAAATTGTAATTTATTATTCAAATATAGTATATTAAAAATAAATTCTTATAAAGTGAGATATCATTATGGACATGTTTAATAAAAAATCGTTATCTGAGAGAATCGGTGAAATACAAAAATGTACAAGCCTTCATCATTTAAAAGATGTTGAAAAATATTTTTTATATAGTGTAAAAAAACACAAAATCGAAGTAGCATATGATGTAATTGCTAATGAAATACCTTTTTTTAAAACATTAAATTATACAGAATGGGCACATTCTTTTATCATGCATCCTTTGCAGCAAGAATTAAGAGTTCAACAAATGCAAGATGCTTACAACGATAATGCTGAACAAAAAATAGATTTTGTAACTTATTTTAAAAATAGAATTCTGTCAGGGCAATCTAACAAATATACTCATATTCAAAAGGATACAAAAAACTATCCTAGAGACAATTTAGTAGTTTTAGTTGGGTCAAATAAACTAAAAGATAGAATATGTCTTAATAAACTAAAATGGATTTCTACAACGTTAGATGAAGATGTTTATTTTAAGCCCCATCCTTTAACTACTCATCAACTTGTTGGAGAATTAAAAGATTTATTCAATGATGCTAATGTATTGCATCGTGATGCAGATATGTATTCTTTCTTAGTAGAAGCAAAAACAGTTTATACCTCGCATATGAGTGAATCTGCCGTATATGCTATTTGTCTCGATAAAATAATAGAGCCCATTGATGTTTATAATAAAGTAGAACAAGCATCTTTTTATCATATTAACAAATATTTGTTTAGTGTAGATCAACCTAAAGAATGGTTAAATCGTACATTAAATAGTTATAAATCAGGTATTGTTAATCCAGAAATAGAAGAAAACTGGAAGGAAAAAATTGATCAATATCTTGATTATATTATGACTACCAGAGCTAAATTTAAAAACAAATATATTGCTAAACCAGCCTAAATTTTTAAGCATCTTAAATATTTTTTTATTGATAAATATCATATGGCTAGAATCAAAAATCTATAAGGGTACAATGATTGGTCAATAAATATGAAAGTCATTTAAGATGCCAGGATTTATTCCGTATACAGGTACAGCAATTGCAATGGGAAAAGTGTATGCAGCATTTGCAGGGGGTCCATACCCTCCTACAACACCAAATATTAGTTTAAGTGGTGTCTTAGGCCCATTTGCATCGGTATCTACAGGTACAGAAATTAGTCTGTCGGCGACATTTGGCGGAAAACCAACTCCATACCCATACCCATGAAGATAGAAAACATTGAAAAAATAATATCAAAAGTAAGTAAAAGTCCAAAAAAGTGGGAATTAGACGAATTAGTTTATTTCGATCGTGATACTAATCCAGATACACTTTTAAAATTTTTTAATCGTATTCGAGAATTAAAAAGTATTAAAACATTATCACCTGAAGAAAAAATAGAACTAAAGTATCTAACAGAATTATTATCCGATATGGATGAAAAAGAATGTTTAAGCCTACTTAATGCTTCTGAAGAAGAATCCAAAACAGCTTTTATTGAAAATCTTGCTAGAACTAGTGCAATAGAAATGTTAACAAGTGGTAGAATCGGTTTTGATTCTATGAATACGGCTTGTAAATTAAGCCCTAATGACTTTATACTATGTGCTAAACGCACTCAAGATTTACTAACTGCAATTCAGGGATTAGTTATCAAAGGCGAAACATTAAGTAAGGACATAGCAGGAGCATGAAAAAGAAAAGCGTATTCGATTCAACAGCTTGGAGTTCAAAAAAGGGCAAACTGGCAGTTTTAGTCCCTTGTAGAGATACATTACATTCAGCTCACGCAATGAGTTTACTTGAATTAGTAAAATTCAATACTATGAATGATATAGATACTCAAGTTTTTATGGATAGTAGTACTATATTGCTCAATCAAAGAGAACGATTAGCTACAGAAGCATTGAAATTAGGTAGTGAATATATGCTATGGCTAGACAGTGATATGGTATTTCCTGCTACTACTGCGGTTCGATTGTTAGCACATAATGAACCTGTTGTTGCTGCAAATTATGTTCGCCGGCAATTTCCTATAAAAGGTGTTGCATATCCAAAAATTGGCCAGTGGGAAGATCCTTTAAAATTTGATGTAAAAGATAATTTGGTTCCGGTTGAAGGTGTGGGTATGGGATGTTTTTTAATGAAAACAGAAATATTTTCTAAAATTCCTAAACCTTGGTTTGATTTTGGATGGACACCTAAGAGCAATGATTGGTTAGGTGAAGATATGTTACTATGTCAAAAAATGGCCAACTTAGGTTACACTGTTAAAATAGATACTGTGTTAAGTAGAGAAATAAGTCATCTAGGAACTTGGGCGTTTAATGTTAATATGTTAGATTAACTCTAACATAATTTCTAATTTAGCCCTGACAATTTTATTATTAAAACTATTTTTTAGTCCTTGATGTAAAGGTTTCGGCCAAGAATCAAAACTACACCAAGCATATCCGGAATGTTCATGATTTAATTCCGGAATAAATTCTTTTTCTACAACTAAAATATATGTGTTATATTGAAATTGTTGATCATTACTAACAAATAATTCTAAAGGAACAGTTTTTATAATAGGAATTGACAGTTTTCCGATTTCTTCGTCAATTTCTCTTTTAAGCCCATCAAAAATAGTACAGTCGGAAGGTTCTTTTTTACCACCTGCTATACTCCATGTTCCTGCTGTTTTTCCTTGATTACGTAATAATAAAAGAAATCTTTTTGTTTCTTTACTTAAAAATAATCCGCCACTACAAATTATAGAACTAGTCTCCATAATCTCTTATCGTATATTCCTTCATAAACTTTACTCCAAGAACCATTTGACCACTTATATTGTGTTCCTGTATAAGAGTTAGTTATATAAATGACGTTGTTCGATAATGTAGAATTGAAAATTATTACCCAATTAGTTCCGTTCCATTCGATTATATCATTTGCATGTGCTTGAAAATCTGAATTATCTGTATTTTTCCAAGCATCGGGCCCATCATATCCCAGTGTGCCGAATTGTTCATTTAAGTTTATATCTTCTAATATTAGATATCTAGTTCCTGTTGCCAATCCTCTTGGATCATAAGTTTCTGGATTAATAATAGCATCAACTGTTCCTCGACCGGATAAAATTGTATTTGTAGGTATTGTATCAGTATCGACGTTCAATGTCATTATTCTATCGTCAACTGGATCTAAGCTGATATAAGCAACTACTTCACTTTCGCCGTCTTGATTAAATCTTAATTGACTTAGCCCTGCACGAAATTTTCCAGGATAGACATCTAACAAAGTATGCCAACTAGAAGAATTTCTAGGATTAGATAAATCTATAGCTTCACCGTCACCATTTGAATTAATTAACCGTGCAGTATTGTTTAATACAAGTAAATCAAAATCTCCCGGAGTTACAGTTATTGTAGCATCCGGTTCTGTTCCTTCAAACATTTCTGCGGCACCAATTTTGTCATAGATTGAATTTATTGATCCTTTAGCATTGCTAGAAAATATATTGGTAATAATTTTTGTAATTATTCCTAATTTCTTAACTTTAGCAGGTGGAGTTATCCATATAGGTGCCTTGAATGTCCAACTAAAAATATCAATGTCTTCACTTGTACCTTGTGGAATTTGACGGCTAGTAAAAATTTGTGAATCGATATCTATAACACTTAAACTGGTCCAGTCTACATAATTGTCAGTTGTTTGTATTTCAAAGCTAGGAGTGAATAATACTGCAATCTGTTCCCATAATTGTAATTTTTGATCTGTACTACTTGTCCAAACATCGGCTGCAAAAGTTATTGTATAAGGTGTAGGCATTAAACGTTCTATAGTATAGTTACTACCTTGAGTGTTTAAGTATTCTTGAGCATTGTCGTCGAATTCACGTTCACGTATATGAATTTTACTAACAAATGTAGGATCTTGTAATCTAGGACGATCAAATTGTAGATCTTTAATATAGCAGGCAATAAATGGAGCACTAGGAATAGTATTTTCACTGTTCTTTTTAAGTATCTGTGCAACTTGTCTAGTCATATCACCATAACGTACAGGCACTTGAACTAACTGTCCTTTGCTATCCTTATAGCTAAAGTTACTCATTACTTGTATAAATTGTGCAAGATAACGTCTTATCTGACCGTCATAAAAATAATCCAATTTAATCTCCTAATTAATTGTCAGCTCGGGGCTTTAAGGCTTTACTTAATGCTTGACGTTCTTGTACGACTTCGCCTGCAATAGTTGCTGTATTTGTATTATTAATAAATCCAGACTTTTGACTATTTCTAATTTTATTAACATCTAATGTCTGTGTACCACCTTGAGTACTATTTGTCATTCTTACATTATCTTCGAATTTAATCCAAGTAACACCGTCAAATCTAAATAATCTGTTAGGAAGATAATCTGTTCTTAGATAAAATTGTCCTCTCACAGGACTACCAGGAAATGTTATTCCGAATCCGTATGGCGCTCCGTTTGGTGGTACACCATCACCAGTTAAGTAACCTACATAATAATCTTTTCTTGGGCTGTTTAACACTAAACTAGCATCTAAATATGTAGTACTAGCATCACTATCAAATGTGGTATCAAGTACATCTAATGTTCCTGTGTCTTCTTTTTCTGGTAGTACATATAAATGTTGTGTTTCGTATCCACTTTTTCCAGTATCTTCTTGTGCTTGGGCAATAATTTGATTATTAATTTCTAAATTCTTTTGATATGTAGATAACAAATCACGTAATGTACTACCGTCTTCATCCCCAGATTCTTGATCAAGTATTTCTTTAAATTCTTGCGAATCAACTAACGGAGCACATTTTGCCCTAATTAGATGCGGATACCAAGTTTGACTATATCCATTGGCAGGACGTGTTACTTCTTGCACAACGTAAAATCTTTTTAATGCTACTAAACTGTCATCTAATCCGTATTCGTCTTTTTGATGCGGAAGTTCAATTACATCACCAGCCATAAGTTTACGTCCGAGAACATCAACAATACCACGTAAATGAAAGTGGATCATTATGTTGTCATTTTGTAAAAACAAACCAAATTGACTTAAGTTAAAATCAATGTCTTGTAATGTATAAATTCCACGGATTACATAGATATCAGGGTCATAGTGACGATCTCTATTTTCCATAAACAATAAGTCTTGTATCCCTAATTCTGGTATTGGATTTGAATTGTTCGGAGTTGTGGGAGTACTTTCTCCCGCAGCAGGGTTAACTGGACCTAAATATTTGTGAATAAAGACATCAGTTCCACCTACTTGGAATTGTTCGTTGATCACACGATCTAAAAAACGAAAATCGTTGCCTTTTTCGGGGCGATATAAAGAAAGTCTTGGCATAGTAATGTATTTATAGCATAAATATTGATATGACTGAGAACGAAAACGAACGCCAAAAAATTATAGACTACTGTCAAACCATGCTAGGCTCTGGTATGATTGACGTAGAGTTAGATCCTATTCACTATAATACTGCCATTGACCGTGCTTTAAACAAGTTCCGTCAACGTAGTAGTAATGCAGTAGAAGAAAGTTTTAGCTTTTTGACTATTGAAGTTGATAGAAACGACTATGTATTACCATCTGAAGTAATGAATGTACGTCAAATTTTTAGACGTAGTATAGGTTCTCGTTCAGGTGGCGGACAAGGCGGTACACTTTTTGAACCGTTTAATTTAGCATATTCAAATACATATCTACTTACTGCTACAAATATGGGCGGTTTAGCTACCTATTACGCATTTGCAAGTTACCAAAAGCAAGTCGGTAAAATGTTCGGTAGTGAAATAAATTTTACATTTAATAGAACTTCTAAGAAATTAACCTTGATGCAACGTCCAAGATCGGAAGAAGAAGTTTTATTATGGTTACACAATTACAGACCTGACTTTAATTTAATGCAAGATCCTTTTGCAAATCAATGGCTGAAAGATTATAGTCTAGCAACTTGTAAATTAATTTTAGGTGAAGCTCGTGAAAAATTCGCTCAGGTTGCAAGTCCTCAAGGTGGTACACAATTAAATGGCGCTGCATTAAAGGGAGAGGGCAAGGCCGAAATAGAAACTTTAGAGCAAGACCTTGTTAATTATAAAGACGGGTCAACCCCGTTAACTTTTGTCATTGGCTAAACAAAATATTGACATACTTCTTATTAACGTATAAATTATAGTATCGCCCGGAGATGCTATGATTATTGGATTTGTAGGATTTATAGGATGTGGCAAGGATACTGCTGCTGATTATTTGGTTAATTATCACGGATTTAGACGAGATAGTTTTGCTAATACACTAAAAGATGCTGTTGCACATGTGTTTGGATGGGATAGGACTTTACTAGAAGGTCGTACAAGAGAATCTCGAGAGTGGAGAGAAACAGTTGACCAATGGTGGGCAGAACGTTTAAATATGCCAAAACTTACTCCACGTTGGATATTACAGTATTGGGGCACTGAAGTTTGTAGAAATAATTTTCACGATGATATTTGGATAGCTAGTTTAGAAAATAAACTTAGAAAAACTAAAGATAGCATTGTAATTAGTGACGTAAGATTTCCTAACGAAATGAAAGCTATTAAAAATTCTGGTGGAATTGTAGTAAGAATTAAACGAGGACCAGAACCAAAATGGTACGAACATGCAGTCAATGCCAATAAAGGTGAAAAACATCTAGGGTGGGCAATAGGTAAACATCAGTTAGAACAACTTGGAATTCATAGTAGCGAAACAGCATGGGTAGGTTTACCTGTAGATTACGAAATTACTAACAACGGAACTATTGTTGAACTATTTGATCAATTAGATTCGTTAATTAAAAGTCAGGTTTCAGATCACCTTGCCGCCAAGGCAGCTTAAGTTTGTGTAGTATTCGTTGACAATTAGCACAAATAGTTTTTAAATTAGAATATTTGTAATTGCTAGGATTACCGTCAATATAATAAACATTAAATTGTTCTTGATATTTTGAAGTAAACCCGCATTTATCACATTCTGATTTTTTCTTATATCCGTGAAAGGCCCATAGTGGCCTTTCTTTTTTTCTGTTTTTAGAACAATGGTCGCATTTTGACCTGAAAAAAGGTTTTTCATTTTTATAATAGTTAATAGCAACGGGTCTTTGACCACATTCTTTACATAAATTTCTAATCATACGCCCTTTTTCAATCCCTTTTGTATGTATTTAACCAGTATCTTTTTTATGTTCAGTGCTAAATATAACAAAGTAAATCCATTCGAGGAGATCATATAATGGCAAATTTGCAATCACCAGGCGTACAAGTACAGGTAATCGATGAAAGTTTCTACTTACCTGCTGCACCGGGCACAACCCCAATGTTATTTGTTGCTTCAGCACAAGATAAAAAGAATCCTAGCGGCAGTACTGCAGAAGGTACAACAGCAGCCAATGCTGGCAAAATTTGGTTAATAACCAGTCAAAGAGATTTAGTCGAAACATTTGGTACACCTTTATTCTACACAGATGCTAGCAGCAATCCTCTACATGGTGATGAATTAAACGAATACGGTCTACAGGCTGCTTATAGCGTATTGGGTGTTAGCTCAAGAGCTTATGTTGTTCGCGCTGATTTAAATACCACACAACTAGTTCCAACAAGTTCTACACCTACAGGCGGCCCTGTGGCAGGTACATTCTGGCTAGATTCCGATGCAAGTGTATTCGGAGTTAAAGAATGGAGTTCTAGTACACAAAAGTTTACTGTTAAGACTCCGTTAGTTTTAGATGACAATAGCCCATCTACAGATCTTGTTTCAGGTGCTCCTACAAATTCATTTGGTTCAAAAGGTGACTATTGCATGGTACTACCTTACAGTACTTCTGCTGACGTTGGTCTGTTTTATAAAACAACAACAAATGTATGGGTTCCAGTCGAAAATGGTTTTGACAGTGGAAAGGCATTACAAATAAGTCCGCACTATACATATCCGACTACATTTAATAGTTCTACCGCAACAGGTAGTGTTTGGATAACAACTACAACACCATCAAATGGTGCTAAATGGAGTTTAAAATATTATAATGGTTCTACACAAACATGGGGTACTGTTAATGCACCTATCTATTCAGGAAATAAAGAAGCAATTTATGCACTAGATTCTTCAGGCGGCGGTAAAAATATTCCATTAAGAACTGTTTATATCGATAGTAACCCAGATAATCTTACCGCAGAAACTGCTAGATTTGAAATTAAACAAAGAAATGTAGCAGGAGCAACTATAGCAACTGGTAATGCTACAACAAATTTATCTGTTGAAGGTTCATATACATTTACACTAAAGGTTACAACTCCTGGATCTAATAGTTGGTCTGTAAATACTGCAACTATTACACCTCCAAATACAACTACCGTAATAGCATCTTTAATTCCTGCTGCTATTAGTTCTTTAGGGTTATCGAATGTCAGCGCAGCGTGGAATGCTAGTACAAATAAACTAACTGTAACACATGCTGCTGGCGGCGATATTATGATCGACGACGGTACTAATACACCGATTGATAAATCTGGTTTTTCTACTACTGGATTAGATAATGTTTATGTTCCACCTTCGGGCGAAACAGGATACAACTTCTTAATATCAAATTGGAAACCGTTAGTCTATCAAGCTAAAGCATCTGCACCGACTACTGATCCAGCAGATGGAACACTATGGTACAATAATGTTGTAGGTGATGTAGATATTATGATTCATGATGGATCTAAATGGGTAGGTTATAAAAATTCATTAAGTTCAACTAATTCAACTGGACCGTTAATTGCCGCAGTAGAACCTACTGAACAAAGTGACGGAACAGGATTAGAAACAGGAGATATTTGGATTGACACAAGTAATCCAGACGAGTTCGGTCGTAAGATCTACGTTTACAATTCTACAAATGTTGTAGGAAAGAGATGGGTATTACAAGATGTTACTGATCAAAGTTCACCAGACGGCTGGCTATTTGCTGATGCACGTTGGGCAACAACAGGTACAACATTAACTGCAAGCAGTATTGTTGATTTGTTAAGCAGCAATTATGTAGACCCAGATGCTCCAGATCCTGCATTATATCCAAAAGGAATGCGTCTATGGAATACACGCCGCTCAGGATTTAACGTTAAGAAATACATTGTAGGTCATATTGATATAGAAGCCAACGAAGGCCGAAATATTAGAATGAACAACGAATCAATGAGTAATTACAAATCAGATCGTTGGGTAAGTCAATATCCAGTTGCTGCCGATGGCGGACCACAATTCGGACGTTTAGCCCAAAGAGCGCAAGTTGTTAATGCACTAAAAGAAGTAATTGATAGCAACACTTCGGTTAGAGATACTGATACATTAGTATTCAACTTATTAGCTGCTCCTGGATACCCAGAAGCAATACAAAATCTAATTGGATTGAATACAGATCGTAAACTTACTGCGTTTGTTGTAGGTGATACACCATTTAGATTAGTCCCAAATGCAACTGCTTTAAGCCAGTGGGCATTAAATTCTAACAATGCGTTAGATAATGGTGACAAAGGTGCAACTAGCTATGACGAATACATGGGTATGTGGTATCCAAGTGGTTATACAAATGACAATACTGGAAACAACATTGTTGTTCCTCCAAGCCATATGATGCTACGTACTATCATTAACAGTGATAATAAGAGCTATCAGTGGTTTGCACCAGCAGGTACACGTAGAGGTGGCGTAGACAATGCAACATCAGTTGGTTATATTACTGATGAAGGCGAATTTAAACCTGTTGCACTATACGAAGGATTACGTGATACACTATATAATGCTAAAGTTAACCCAATTGCAACACTAACAGGTGTTGGAGTTGTTGCGTATGGACAAAAGACCAGAGCAAGAAATGCTAGTGCATTAGATCGTGTTAATGTTGCAAGATTAGTAGTTTATCTACGTAGACAGTTAGACATCATGGCTCGTCCATTTTTGTTCGAACCAAATGATGCTCAGACACGTAGAGAAATTAAAGCAGCAGCAGAAAGTTTATTATTAGAGTTAGTAGGACAACGTGCTCTATATGACTTTATTGTAGTTTGTGATGAGACAAACAATACACCAAGTAGAATAGATCGTAATGAATTATGGTTAGATATTGCTATAGAACCTGTTAAGGCAATTGAGTTTATCTACATACCAGTAAGATTGAAAAATACTGGTGACATTGCAGCCGGACTATAAAAGGTAAATAATAGAAACTAAGGAGCATTTAAATGCCAATTGCAAGTTTAAATAGATTCACAGTACCTTTGAGTGCTACACAAGCAGCAACAACTCAAGGTCTACTAATGCCAAAATTAAAGTATCGCTTCCGCGTTACTCTTGATAGTTTTGGTGTTGCAGGAAACCCTAGCACAGAATTAACTAAACAAGTTATGAGTGCATCACGACCTGATATTACTTTTGAACCAATAGAACTACAAGTCTATAATAGTAAAGTAAAATTAGCAGGTAAGCACAGTTTTGCTGATACAAAACTAATGTTAAGAGATGATGCTAGTGGAGTTGTAAGTAGAAAAGTTGGCGAGCAATTGCAGAAACAATTTGATTTCTTCGAACAAAGCGGAGCTGCAAGTGGTATTGACTATAAGTTCAGAATGCGTGTCGAAATCTTAGACGGCGGTAACGGGCAATTCGAACCAGTAACACTAGAAAGCTTTGAATTTTTAGGGTGTTTTATTAGACAAGTACAGTATGCAGAAGCAAGCTATACTGAAAATGCTGCAATGGATATTAGTTTAACTATAGCGTTCGATAACGCAATACAATTAGAAGCTCCTGGTGGTGCAAGTTCTGGTGTTGGACTAGATGTAGGTCGTGTTGTAAGACCACCAACAGCACAAGGTCTAGTAACAGGTTAATAATTAAATTAACATTAGAGAAACCCGGCATAAAAACCCGGGTTTTTTATTTGGCTAAATATTATTATGAGTAATGCATTTACAAACTGGTTAACATCTGCCCGAGCTATTGATCCTAAGGCAGGCGGTGTTCCTATAATGAAGGATTATCAACATGCTTCTAGATTGTATATTGATGATACCTTTAGTCTAACGCCAAAATTAGGATTTTTATATTTTATTTCTTTTAACATTAATAGAGAAGCAATTTTAAGCGAAACTTGGGCTAATAGAGATAGTAATGATTTTAGCCTGTTGGCTAAAAAAGTAGATCTTCCTAAATTTAGAATAGCCACAGAAACATTAAATCAATATAATCGAAAAACAGTTGTACAAACTAAATTAAACTACGAACCAGTTAGTATAGAATTTCATGACGACAATGCAGATATAGTTAACGGATTTTGGGTTAACTATTATAAACATTATTATGCAGATAGTAATTATGGCGGCGGAGCAGTTGGACAACCAGAACAAAATCAATCTGTAAAAGAATTCGGTGACACAAAATACGGAGAAATAGATTACAACTATGGACGTAGTGACTCAATAAAAACTCAAAAACCTTTTCTGTCTTCTATAGATATATATGTATTGTATAAGCATCAATTTACACAGATAACTTTACTTAATCCAAAAATAACAGAGTGGATGCACGATTCATTGAATCAAACAGAAGGTACTAAAATCATGCAAAACAGAATGGGTATTATGTATGAGAATGTACTATATAATCAAGGTTTTATCACACCCGGAAAAATACCAGAAGAATTTGGTGAAGCCAGATATTATGATACAACACCTAGTCCTTACGGTGTTGCAGGTACACCAGTAAATCAAACATTAAATAGAAGTCAATCACCGTTTGATAAACCAGGCAAAGACAGAGTGTTTGGAAGAATAGGTGGTCCTGACTCTAGACGAAATGGTCTATTAGATATCGGTAAAATATTAGCTAACAATTATCTAAATAGAAACGGTCTCGGAAAAGCAAAAAGCACAGGATATAATATTGCATCCGGTGTGTTAGGCGCAGTAACCGGCTCAGGAGCAGGCAAATATGCAGAACCTCCTCCAAGCACAAATCAACCAGGTATAATTAATTTACCAGGCGGTGTTAATATCAATATTTTTAAAGGTTTAAACAAAAGTGTCGACGGTAAAATTCGTGCCAATCCCGCAGCACTTATATTTCCTAAACTAGGTGGCGGCGGAGGTTAATATGGCAACTAGTTATTCAAATCTTCCTACAAACAATTCTGGGGGCGAATCTACAATTCGATCTTTTAATAATTATTATTCTGCACCTATAGAATTAAATGCCACCGCTTATGCCGCAATGACTGGTTATTTTACTAATAGCGGATTCGACCAATCAGCAGCTGAGTCTATTAGTTCTATTATAATGGCCCAGGCTAAAAGAGACGGATATAATCCCATGCAAATTTTAGATACACTAAAAGGATTAGATTCAGTTGAGCTAAAAGGTTTATTAGCTGAAATATTAAATTACAACAGATATAAAACTAGCAACTTGGGTACAGCACAAAAATTTGAACCAAATCCTGAAATTCTACGCAATATACTGGTATGAGTTTAAAGTTTAGTCAAGGTACATACACAGTAAAAAATACTGAAAAATATATTGGTTCTAATACTCCTAGATATAGAAGTAGCTGGGAAAGAACTTTTATGATGTTTTGCGACAGTAATCCAAATGTTCAACAATGGGCTAGTGAATGTATTAAGATTCCCTATCGAGATCCTTTGACAGATAAACAAACAGTTTATGTACCAGATTTTTTTATTGTTTATCTTGATAAAAATAAAAAGAAACATGCAGAACTAATTGAAATAAAACCAGCAAAACAAACATTAAGAGAAAAAGTTGGAAAAAATCCTTACGACCAAGCTCAATATGTTAAAAATATGGCAAAATGGAAAGCAGCAACATTGTGGGCAAAACAAAATGGTGTAGCATTTCGCGTGTTAAATGAAAATGATATTTTTTCCAATTCTAAAAAATAAAATAAGTAATGTATTATGACAAAACGCTTAGAAGAAATTTTAAATATTGCTCCTCAAGAAGACGAACCATTTATTGAACCAGAAACTACAACTGCAACTCCAACGGTTCCTACAATTGACCTTCAAGAAAAATTAGAAGAGTTTGATAAAATATCAGCAGCATTGCCGAGAGTAAAAGGTCTAGGAGATATTGCAGACGACGAACTAGATGCTCTTGCTAGTAAAGCAGAAAAGGCCTACGACGATTTAATGGATCTAGGTATGAACGTTGAAGCAAGACATGGTGCAAGGATGTTTGAAGTGGCTGCACAAATGATGAATGCTGCTATTCAAGCTAAATCTGCTAAGATTGATAAAAAACTAAAAATGGTAGATCTGCAACTTAAAAAATTAGCTATTGATAAAAAGAATAGTACTAAAGGTGACGAACCTATCGAAGGCGAAGGATATATTATTACCGATCGTAATAGCATCCTTGAAAAACTAAAGAATTTGAATAAATAACTGACTATGAAAACATTCAAAGAACATCTACTTGAATCACAAAAACGTTACGATTTCCGCATTAAAATTGCTGGAGATTTTACCACCGAACAAGAGTCTAATCTAAAAAAAGTATTAGACAAATATGCAGTTAGTGGTTGGAAAAAAGCAGGAAAGACTCCTATACAGGAACTACCTTTAGATTTCCCTCAAATTAAAAATTGTGAAGTTAATATTTACGAAGTAACTTTAGATTACCCTACAACACAACACGAACTAACTGAATTTATTGCTAATCAATGCGGCGTTAATAAATCACATCTTGCAGTTCGTCGTCCTGGCGAACCTACTGAAGAATATCAACATGTTGAAGAAAAAAGAGAAGGTGCTTTATTAACAGATCCTGATTACAAAGAAGCACCTAATGCTAAATTTGAAGATTTTTATGGTGACAAATACAATACTGGATTTGTTAAAGAACTAAATGATCTTCTTAAATTACAACGTAAAGAACGCGGAGAAGAAATTCCTACAACAGAAGCAGCAAAATTTAATACTGATTCCGATGCTGGAAAAACTAGTGTGCTAAAACAAGCCAAAAGTCCAAGGAAATAATTATGCAAATGATCGACTTAATGAAGCGTCTTGCTGAGCTAGATGCAAAAAACTCAAATGTTGTTAAAGAATCTAGTGTAGACGAATGCGGCATGATGGGAAGTATGGGTATGAGTCGCCCCCATAGTCCAGCAAGTATTAATATGACTGCTGCAACAGGCAAAGAACTAAGTTCAATGCTTAAAGACATTATGACACTTGCTGGGCATCAGCAGATGCATGAACCAATGCACGATGTTGAGCCCATGGGTGGTGCAGACGGCGTAGCAGTAGTCGACGTTGAGCCAAGCCCAGAAGTTGGAGCAGATGAACCATCAATTATGCGCTCAATGATTGATAAACTAAATCCCGAAGTTGATACCGAAATAGGTGACAACGACGATGAAAAAACTGATGAAACTTATGATAATTCACCCGACGTTCAGGTAGCAGGATATGATGCTGCTGTTCCAAGCGGTAATGATTTACATAAAGAAAAACAACAATTCCCAGCAACACAACGTGGTGACAATCCAATGGCTGTTACTTTCGAATCGTTAATGGCAGAATATCGTAAATTCTTAGGTGAAGGAATGTCAGATCACGAAGATGAATTATCTTTACGTACCTCAGTGTTAGATGTATTACAAACTATATATGACGGAGCATCAGCAGGTGAAGAAATGATTGACACTGTTGCAGATGAGCTAGGCGACTATTACGACGAAGTAGAACAGAGCGGTGATCAAGAACTTATGAAAGCATATAGATTTGTACGAGAAAAAGGTGCCGATGCCGAGGGCAATCCTGAAATGATGGCAAAAGTAGTAAAACAAGCAATGTCTGTTTTAGGAAACGATCAAGGTGTGGCGGAAGGCCAAAAATCGTGGACCGATGGAACTGTTGAGTATTCGATGACAGATCCTAATAATCCTGACGCTGAAATAGACGTTACTATAGATTACACTATTGATCATCGACACAACGAGTGTAGAGTTGATAGTGTAACAAATTCAGAGACTGGTGAAGACCTTACAAATAAAGTAGATAGACGACAATTTATAGATGTTTGTGTAAACGATTACCAAAGAAGAAGTGACGATAGATACGACCAAGGTATGGCGGAAGCCGACACAATGGAATCTATGTTAAAACTAGCAGGACTTAAAAAATAAACAATTTTTAAGTTAACCAAATAGCCACTTAGGTGGCTATTTTTTTCAGTAAATAATATTATGGGAAGCAAAAACTTAGATGGCAAACTTGTAAAAACCGCGCACTCTACGCAACGTTTTACAGAAAAGGATCTTGAAGACCTAGCAAAATGCATGGATCCAGAAACAGGTCCACACTACTTCCTTGAAAACTTTTTCTACATTCAACACCCTGTAAGAGGTAAACTAAAATACGAACCATTCGACTATCAACGTAGACTGATAGACAGCTATCACCAACATAGATTTAACGTAAATTTACTTCCTCGTCAGACGGGTAAAACAACAACTGCTGCCGGTTATTTGCTTTGGTATGCAATGTTTGTACCAGATAGCACTATTCTAATTGCAGCACACAAGTATACAGGTGCACAAGAAATTATGGTTCGTATTCGTTACGCATACGAAATGTGTCCTGACAATATCCGAGCAGGTTGTACAAGCTATAATAAACAAAGTATTGAATTTGAAAATGGTTCTAGAATAATTGCACAAACTACAACAGAAACAACCGGCCGGGGTATGAGCTTGTCATTACTATATGCTGACGAGTTTGCATTCGTTGCACCAAATATTGCTAGCGAGTTCTGGACCAGTATTTCACCTACACTAGCAACAGGCGGTAAGGCAATTATTACAAGCACGCCGAACTCAGATGAGGATCAATTTGCAAGTATATGGAAAGAAGCAAATAAGAGATTTGATGAACACGGAAATACAACTAAAGTTGGTCGTAATGGATTTTTTCCATTTAGAGCATATTGGAACGAACATCCAGATAGAGATGAAAAATGGGCCGACGTTGAACGTAGTAGAATAGGTGAAGAACGATTTAGACGAGAACACGATTGCGAATTTTTAGTATTTGATGAAACTTTAATTAGCAGTATTAAATTAGCAGGAATAGAAGGCAAAGAACCATTTATGAAAATGGGTCAATGTAGATGGTACAAAAAAATTAATCCTGCCCATACATATATAATATCTCTAGATCCAAGTTTAGGTACAGGTGGAGATCCTGCTGCTATTCAGGTTATCGAAATTCCGACGCTAATTCAAGTAGCAGAATGGCAACATAATTTAACTACAGTACAAGCACAAGTAAGAATATTAAGAGATATTTGCAACTATATTAATGATGAATGTGCTGCAAAAGGTAGTCAAGCAAACATTTACTATTCAGTTGAAAACAATACTGTAGGTGAAGCAGCATTGGTCGCAATTTCAGAGATAGGCGAAGAAAGCATACCGGGATTATTCTTAAGTGAACCGATTAAGAAAGGGCATGTAAGACGATTCCGTAAAGGATTTAATACAACACATTCAAGTAAAATTGCAATTTGTGCAAAATTAAAACACCTAATTGAAAGTGATAGACTAAAGCTACATTCAAAACCACTCATATCAGAATTAAAAACATTTGTAGCAAAAGGCATAAGCTTTGAAGGAAAAGTAGGAAGTACAGACGATCTTGTTAGCAGTTTGCTATTGGCATTAAGAATGATTATTATGTTGCAAGATTGGGATCCGGCAATTTACGATAAAATGCGAGAAGAACGAGAAGATGAATTCATAATGCCTATGCCGATTTATATTTCGAATTATTAATTATGAAAATTGCATTTTGTTTTTGTGGTCATGTGCGAACTGGTGATTATGCTGCCGACAATCTTATTAGATATATGGGAGATTTATTACCTAATATTGATTTTTTTATGCATACATGGAATACGAACGAATATAAAGGTGTATATCATAACAGTATTCGAGTTCGAGAATTATGTAAAGAAAAAAATTGCGGATATAGAAATTTAGATCTTAGAGCATTGAATCCATACATACCAGAAAATACTTTTTCTGTAATTGACAAAATGCAAAAAAAATATAAAAAACAATTTAAAAAAATTGAAGTAGAACTATTTAATGAAAACATTGTAAAAAAAAATGTTAAACCGAAATTAAGGCCTCATTGGTATTCATGGTATAAGGTAAATCAATTAAAAAAAATATACGAAGAAGATAATAATTTTACATACGATTATGTAATAAAATTAAGACCTGACATAATTTTTTCAAACAATGATAGTTTACAATCAGATATAGATTATTGTTTAAATTATAAATTAGAAAATTCTATATATCTAAAAGATGATGTATTTTATATAGCAGATTCAAAAACTATGGATATAGCAGCATCACTAATGGTTAGTGATCTAGAAAATTTACACAGAGATAATTATTTTGAAATTTTAGCATCTATGGAAATTATTCCAAAAAAAACAAAAACACAACTTTTTGCTATATATAGACCGGAAAGTATTCCAGAAAGTTCATTAAATTTTATAAAATGTTTTCATAAAGCACATGAATGGTATCAACCTTTTAATTTTCCCTTACCATACAATGATCAAATAGATATATAAAAATTTTACAAGAATATTAGATAAATATCTGCTAAGGATAATAAAATGCAAGCAATACAAATTATTTCTCAAGACCTCTTTGATAAGGTACGTAGCCGTTTTCAAAATTTAGAAATGGGAGATAAAACTGGTGCTGTAACTTTAGATCCAGCCGAAGCACGATTTTTTGATTTTGATTTTATCAATGAAGGTGTAAACTTAGGTCGTGTTAGTGTTAGTCTAAATGATTTAGGTAGTTTAAAAATATATTACAGCCAAGGTATAACAGAAAATAAAGACGCTATTTCTAAGAAAATGTGGTATAACTTTTTAAAAGAAATGCGTATGTTTGCTATGCGTAGATTATTACGTTTTGATACACGAGATATTGCTAAAACAAATCTAGATAAAAACGATTTTCAATACTTGGCTTCTAAGCAGGCTTCAAAGGAAGAAGAACCTATGACAAAAATGAACGAATCACGTTGGGTTGCAGAAAAAAGCACCAAAAAAACAAGCCGTGCGGTAAAAGGTCGCACTCAGGTCATTGTAAGACATACTGAATCAATGGCCGAAAGACGAATTGGTGACCGTAGTAATCCGAAAAGAATTAAGGCAATTTATATAGAAAATTCAGACGGAGAAAGATTTAAATATCCATTTATACATCCGGCAGGCGCATTTGCAATGGCTCAACACGTTGATCACGGCGGCATCCCACACGATCCTGCAGGTAAGGCAATTATTAAAATGAGCGAACAAATTGCTCAATTACAAGAATTTAGAAGACAAGTCCAAAGTTCTACCTTAAACGATGACGCAACTGGAATATCCGAAAGGGCCGTAGGCCGACTACACGAACTTAAAACAAAAATCGAAGCTTTGGGTAGACGTAACTATTATGAATCTTGGTTATCAGAATTTAATGAAACAGAACATGATGACGAAATGTTATCAGAATTAGATCCTGTAACATTTGAAAGCTATAAATCAGCATTTACACAATCAAAATTTAATGAAGAACTAGGCAAACTATTCCCATTAATACATAGCATAATGCAAGAAAAAATTGATTTAGAAGATTATGTAAAAGAAGAAACAACTAGTGATGATGAAGAAGACGACGAAGTAAAAGAGAATGCATTTGAAGAATTTGAACAATGGGCAGAAGCAACTGAACAAGGCAAATTAACAGACGATCAAATTGAACAACTAAAACAAGCAATAGAAGAATTACCAAATGGCAAATTAGAATTAGGCCCCGATGGACAAACAGCTTGGCAATTTTTTAGCGAACTTGGACTGAAAGATTCCGACCTAGAAGATAAACTAAAATCTGCAGCCGACTTAGATTCAACAACAGACTCTATGGAAGTTTTAAAAAGCTGGGCCGAAGATAACTATCCAGAATTATTAGTAGCATTAGGAATGAGTAATGATGAAACTCCTCCCGAAGCAGGGGCTCAACCTGCTGCCGAGCCAGGAGCTGAACCTGCTGCTCAACCTGCTCCTGCAGAACAACCAGCAGCTGAAAATGATGAGATGTCAGGCACCGGCCTAGTACCAGAAAGTGTCGACAAAAAAGGTTCAATGATTGAAGAAATTGCAAAGTTAGTAAAGAGCAGATTCAACGAGTCAAATCCAAATGTAGGCCCATTTAACGGGCATGAAGGTATTTTACTTGATGTTGAAAAAACTATTAGCGAAAAATTTGGAGAAAAAGCTGGAAAACAAGCTCGTGTTATAGCTGAAAAATATATGGAAAAGTTAACCATGAAATGGCAACAACGTCATGGCGATAAACTTATGGGCGAAAAAACAGATGATATACAAAGATTAAAAGAACTAGTAGGCAATTTAAAATCTAAATTAGAAGAAAAAGATGTAGAAGAAGTACATCAGAAAAATTTCAATCCTTATAACGATTTAGCCGGTAGAGGTAGAATAAGTAGTATTAACAAAACTCCTGCTGGTAAACAGAGAGATTTTGATCGTGGAACAGAAAGACTAAAAGATAAAATGAAGTTCACTCAGAGTCAAGGTGGAGTTAGCGGTCCAAAAGGTCCATTACCAGAAATGGCAGCTTTGAAAAAATTGGCAGGTTTGACAAAATAATTTAACCATTATTGTTGTTTTTTATAAATAAAGTGTGTATAGTTAATCCTATACGCACTTTTTCTTTTTAGTCAGTGGGCTTTAAAGAAATGGCATAACATAATCTAACATTAAGGAAAAACATTATGGCAACTTTAGCAGAAATTCGCGCAAAACTACAACAATCCGCTCAAACTAATACTGGTTCAACAGGCGGAGACAATGCAATTTACCCGCATTGGAATATTCAAGAAGGTCAAACAGCAACAGTCCGTTTTCTACCAGACGGCGATTCAAATAACACTTTTTTCTGGATCGAACGTGCAATGATCAAATTGCCTTTTGCTGGCGTTAAAGGTGAAACTAGTTCTAAACCAGTAACTGTACAAGTTCCTTGTATGGAAATGTGGAACGAAACTTGCCCCATCCTTACTGAAGTTCGTCCTTGGTTTAAGGATAAGAGTCTAGAAGAAATGGGTCGTAAGTATTGGAAGAAAAAGTCTTACTTGTTCCAAGGCTTTGTTGTTGACAGTAAGCTTCAAGAAGATAAGACACCTGAAAATCCTATCCGTCGCTTTATCATTGGTTCACAGATTTTTAACATTGTTAAGAATGCACTAATGGATAGTGAAATCGAAGAACTTCCTACTGACTTTGTTCGTGGGCTTGACTTCAAGATCACTAAGACAAGCAAAGGCGGTTATGCTGACTATTCAACAAGCAATTGGGCTCGTCGTGAACGTGCTCTTAGCGCCGATGAAAAGGCAGCAATTGATCAATATGGTTTGTTTAATCTTAAGGACTTCTTACCTAAGAAGCCAGGCGAGGTTGAACTTAAGGTTATTAAGGAAATGTTCGAAGCCAGCGTTGACGGCGAAGCATTTGATATGGATCGTTGGGGTCAATACTTTAAGCCAAGTGGCTATGCTAGTACAGCAGCTAGCCAACCTAAGGCAAAATCAGGTGTAGAGGAAGACGACGTCCCTTTTGAAGCTGCGGCTCCAGCACCCGCTAAAACTGCTGCGAAACCAGCAGTAGTAGAAAGTGAAGAGCCACCGTTCGATACTGATTCTTCAAAGAAGACAGCAAGCAACGATGCTAGCAATCGTGCAGCAGATATCATTGCTATGATCCGTAAGCGTCAAACTCAATAAGGAGACGGTTATGGGAAAAGCCTTTGATATTTCAAAGTTTCGTAAATCTATCACTAAGTCTATCGAAGGACTTGGTATCGGATTTAACGATCCTACAGACTGGGTTTCAACTGGCAATTACGCCCTAAACTATCTTATCAGCGGGGACTTCTTCAAGGGAGTCCCCCTTGGTAAGGTAACGGTGTTTGCAGGTGAATCTGGTGCAGGTAAGAGCTATATTTGCTCTGGTAATATTATTCGTCATGCACAAGAACAGGGCATTTATGTTATCCTTGTTGATACAGAAAATGCACTTGACGAAGCATGGCTTCATGCACTAGGTGTTGATACTAGTGAAAATAAACTTCTTAAACTTAACGTAGCAATGATCGACGATGTTGCTA